TTGACGAAATCATGCATTTATCGCAGGGCGATTATGCGGCGTTAATGGACGCAATCAAAAAGGCAGAAGATGCCGGGAAAAAAAGAACTGTCGAAACTGTTGACACCAAAAAAAACGAAAACAGATCAACATCGATCTAAATAGGTCATGGTTCATATATTACGGTCATTCGATGGGGATGAGCCGCAAAGAAACGTTACAGACAAGATACGGTGAATTCATGGATCAGATGGCGTGTGATGCGATCACGAAAGGCACAGCCAGTTATAAACGCCAACGCAAGCGGATGGGGTTTGATGATCTGTTGAAAGTAAGGTGATTTAATGGCGGTAAACATAGGGCCTCGCATCGGTATTGATGGCGAAAAAGAATACCGGAAACAGATAAATGATCTGATTACTCAGCAGAAAACCTTTTCCGCACAGATGAAGGAACTGGAATCATCTTTTGACGATAACACTTCAGCAATGGAGCGTAACCGGAAAAAAGGTGAACTGCTGGAACAGCAGATTGAAAACCAAGAAAAACAAGTTGAAGAACTTGAAAAGGGGTTGAAAGCCGCATCTGAAAAGTACGGTGATAATGCTACGGAAACCAATAAATGGAAACAGGCGGTTTCTAACGCAAAAACTGAACTTAATAAGATGAAAAAGTCCCTTGACGATATCCCGAAGCCGATTCAGCAGATCGGGAAGTCAATGCAGGAAACCGGCAAGAAGATCACTTCTTTCGGTGAGTCGTTCACAAAGAAGGTGAGTGCGCCTGTTGCGGCACTGGCTGGGGTATCGATAGCGGCGTTTAACGAAGTTGACGCAGGACTTGATACAGTAACCGTCAAGACCGGTGCAACCGGCAAAGAACTTGAAAGCCTTCAGACATCTGTTAAAAACCTTGCCGGATCAATTCCGACAGATTTCGCAACGGCAGGAGATGCCATTGGCGAGGTCAACACACGTTTTGGACTGACCGGGCAGGAACTTGAAACACTGTCAGGTAAGTTCATAAAGTTTGCGGAACTGAATAATACAGATGTTTCGTCATCCGTTGACAAGGTTCAAAAGCTGATGGCGGCGTTTGGCGTTGACACAGCCGATGCCGATAAAGTTCTTGACGCACTGAACAAGACAGGCCAGAAAACAGGCGTGTCAATGGATGCGCTTGAGACATCCATGATCAAGAATGCGGCGGCATTGTCTGACATGGGGCTTAATGCCTACGAATCTGCCGAATTCCTTGGACGTGTTGAAACATCAGGTGCAGGAACAGAGACAGTCATGGCAGGCCTGACAAAGGCACTGGCAAACGCCAACGCAGAAGGCAAGACACTGCCCGAAGCGCTTGGAGAATTCCAGACTGTTATGAACAGCACGGCATCCGATCAGGAGAAGCTGAATACGGCTATCGATCTGTTTGGGAAGAAAGCCGGGCCTGCGATTTATCAGGCGTGCAAAGAAGGGTCATTGTCCTTCGAAGGTCTTGCGACAGATGCAAAGGATTATCTTGGATCAGTCGAAGAAACATTTGAAAGTACGCTTGATGCACCGGACAAAATGACGGTTGCCCTTAACAACTTGAAGATTGCCGGTTCTGACCTTGGGGGTACGCTTTTGGAGATAGCAACCCCAGGCATCGAAAAACTGACAGAAGTTGCAGAAGCGGCACGGAGCGGATTTGAAAGTCTGACAGAAGAACAGCAGAACATGGTCGGATATGTGACGGTTGCGCTTGCAGTTGGTGGGCCTGCCGTCATGGCTGTCGGTAATTTAGTCACGGCAGTCGGCGGCGTGGTCGAAGCATTTGAGAAAGTCCCTGCGGCGGCAGGGAAGATTGCAGGGGTGGCGCTCCCTGTCGGTATTGCCATCGGGACATTTGCGTTGTTAAAAGCCGGGATTGATGCGGCGCATCAGGAAGCAATCGACAGTGTTGATGGCCTATCACAGATGCTTGCGGACACAGCAGAAGCGACAAGCACGCTGAACAGTGCAACCGGTGATCTTAAAAAGGTCATGTCTGAGACATCGCAGAACATTGATGATATCAACAGCAAAGCGGCTGTTGCCAGTGATCTGGTTGATGAACTGTATGATCTGGACAAGGTCACAAATAAAACCACCGCACAGCAGAAGCGCATGCGCACGATTGTCGGTGAACTGAACGCCATGTATCCGGGCCTTGCCCTTGCAATCGATGATACAACCGGATCACTGACCAAGGGCAAAAAAGAGGTCAAAAACTACGTTGACGAAGCAAAGAAAGTTGCGCTTTTGGAAGCGTACACGACCGGAGCTAGAACGGCATTTGAAAAACTGGCATCAACGCAAAAAGAATTGCATGATGCTGAAAATCAGCAGAAAGCCGGTCTTGAGACACTGACAACGGCATACCACACATATTTTGAAGCAATGCAAGCTGCCCCGGCTGATGTACAGACGGGACAGAAGCTTTATACAGAGGAAGTCCAGAAGGCAGAAACGGCATATCTTGCGGCGAAGGATGCACAGCTTGAACTGAATGCGGCTGTACATAACGCAAAGGATGCCATTTCAGACGCAGAAGAAGAATGCGCCTATTATACGGAACAGCAGGAAAGTCTTTCAACGACAACTGAAGAAAGTACAGGCGCAACGGAAAACCACGCCGAAGCCGTGAAAGCCGAAACGGTGGCGGTCAAAGAAAGTTCGTCCGCACTCGCAGGACGGGCGGCAGAACTGAGCAAAGATGTTGCGACTGCCGTTAGCAAGATCGGGGAAGAAATAGGCGCATGGGATGACCTTTATCAGTCTACAAGGGAGTCAATCGAAGGCCAGATTAAACTATTTGAAGAATGGGATCAGTCTACAGAATTAACAGCGTCAAAGATGCTTGCAAATCTGCAAAGTCAGACGGTCGGGATGACGAACTATGCTAGCAATATGCAAAGGCTTTCAAGCGAAGCAGTAAAGTCATCTGATCCGAATTTCAAGGCACTTGTTAAAGCTATTGCGGACATGGGCGTTGATGGTGCGGCAGAAGCACAGCTTCTTGTTGACGCACTGGATAATGACAAAGAACTGTTTAACAACATCCTGTCAGAGTTTGGCGCAAACAATTCGGCGAAAGACAACCTTGCAGAGGTATTAACCTATGTTGAAGGCGATTTTAAGAGCCGGACGGAGGCGGCAATGGCAGGGGTAGCAAATGCTATCAATACGCTTGGTCATACTCAGGGATGGACAAGCCTGACAGCATCCGCAAAAGCGGCTTTCGCAAACGTCAAGAAGGAAATGCAAAACCACCTGACTGTTTCTCAGAGAACAGGCGCACAGACTAAAACATATCTTGAAAGTGGATATGCAACATTGCCATTTACGGCGGCGCAGGCATCGCAACAGGCCAGAACATCAACTGAGACAACGATCAACGGAATGAAGCTTGAACCGAAGGTCAACAAGGTCAATGTTCCGTCAAGTGTAACGGCGGAAGCCAAGAGCACGATAACAAGCGGTGTCGACAATATACACGGCCAGATTTCAAAAGTAGATGGCGCAAGAGCGGCGGCGCAGGCGGCGGCAAGTGATGCGTCAAACGGTCTGACGGTCAAGGCGAAAATGGAGATTACAGACGCAAATTCAGCGGCGGCAAATGCGGCGGCAACTATTCGCAACTGGTTTGCAAACAATCCCATCACAACGATTGTCAGGGCGGTTGCAAGCGCAACGAAACACGCCGAAGGTGGCTTTACTAACAAAGAACAGCTTTCATGGTTGTCAGAAGGTGATAAACCAGAGGTTGTAATTCCTTTGTCCGCTTCGCAAAGGTCAAACGCTTTGGAACTGTACGAACAGACCGGGGCGATCCTGGGCGTACAGAAGGCAAGCGCACCGCATGAGTCTGCTTCTGTACCGTCAACAACGCACCAGAATGGCACAAATGGCGGCTCAGTTATTGACATGGGGGAAATGATGGGCATGGTTGCGTCAGCGGCAAAACGGGGCATGGAAAATGCCGATATTCGCATATATTGGGACAATCGGGAAGCCGGGCGCATCATGAAAAATATGGGGGTTCAGTTCGTATGATCCTATATTATAAATCATCAAACGGGCAGGAATTCAACCTGAAGGTCGGACATCTGCGAATGAGGACGGCAGACTTTCATACATACGGATGGACGCCGCAGGCGGTTTCTCAACAGTTCGGTGAGCGGCCTTACAGGTTTGACAAATCTGCGATAACATACAGCACACAGCTTTCAGTGTTCGGAACAATGGATGAGCGGCGGCAGTATCTTAACTTACTGCATGCCGCTTTTGATCATGACATATACAGCATGACTCCGGGCAAAATCATCCACGGCGAATATGAGATTGACTGTTATATCACCATGTCAAGCACATATTTTGAAAATCCGTTTATTTACAATGATTTAAATATTTACTGTCCATATCCGGCATGGAAACGGGAAAGAAAATATGAATTGAGATACACGGAGAACGAGAAAAACGAATACCCGTATTTAGATTATATGTATGGGTATATGTATGATTACAAGGCCACATTACCCGGATATGCGCAACTGGTAAACGGCGGCGAAGCACCGGCGAACTATAAGCTTGTGATTTATGGGGCAGCCGCAAATCCGGTGGTTTATATTGACGGCGTGCCGGTCGGGATCACAGGATATTTAACAGAAACGGAACGTGTTGAAATATCATCGATCAATAAAACGGTCATGATATACGGGACGGTTAACAGAAACGCATTCAATCAACGGGTCAAGTCCTACAAATCCATTTTCGACCGCATCCCGGCAGGGGCGCATAAAGTGGCGTGGAATGGTGCTTTTGACGCTGACCTATATCTGTACGAAGAAAGGAGCGAACCATTATGGATTTAATCCTCGCTTCTGCAAACGGCGTTGAAGAATGTGTGCTTGATTATGATTTTGATCTGGATATCGGTGACAGTAACGATTTTCAGATCAGTTTATCATATGGAACTTGGGACGAACGTATACAGATCGGGAAACTGATTTATATCCCCGGCACGGAATACGGCGGCATCATCAAGAGGATCGAGAGCGCAACCAATACGGGGAGCATCCTGCTGAAGGGATATACATGGCGTGGATATCTGGCGCACAGAATTATCGTGCCGCCTGCCGGTCAGGATTATATGACTGTTGCCGGTGAACTTAATGATGTGATAACAGGCCTTGTATCAATTCCGCTTTTTCGTGTGTCGGATGCTAACACCGGCATGACGGTAAGTTACCGTTTTAAACGTTACGCAGACACAGCAAGTGGAATTGAAGCGATGCTTGAAAGTGTCGGCTATAGGCTTGATATTAAGTATGTACAGACAGAATCGTCAGGATATGTTTTGCTTCAGGCTGTTCCGGTTTCCAACTATGGAGATGTGTTTTCACAGGATTCTATGATTGACTTTTCAAGTGTGGATAATCAGATGGGGGTCAACCACCTGATCTGCTTGGGAAAGGGTGAACTCAAAGACCGCCTTGTTGTACATCTGTATACAGATACTGACGGCAATGTATCACAAACCCAGACATTCACCGGAATTGATGAGATTGTTGCAACATTTGAAAACAGCGGTGCGGAAATTGATACGCTGATTGAAACGGGCACGAAGCGATTGAATGAAATCAAATCATCAAAGTCGTTTGCACCTGACCTGAAAGATATAAACAATGAACTGTATCTGGGAGACATTGT